ATCTTATTGAAAAGCTCGAAAATCTGTTCACTGCCCTCAATTGCAGTAAAATCATCGTGACCTCTGGTTACAGATGCACAGCACATGATAAGAATGTAGGCGGCAGCGGAACTGGTCAGCACACACTCGGCAATGCAGCGGATATCTGCTGCTATGGGCAGGACGGACAGCCGATCAGTTCTAAGGTGGTCTGCTGTAAGGCACAGGACATCGGTTTCAGAGGCATTGCCAACATTACTGCGGCATATATCTACACGCATGTGGATGTGCGTCCGAACGGCAAGTGGTACGGTGATGAAGTGCATGGCAATAGCACTGTGACAGATGATTTCTACAAATATTTCGGAGGCGAGGATATGAAGGGGATTGATGTGAGCGTTCACAACGGCAATATCGACTGGAACAAGGTCAAAGCTGACGGCATCGAATTTGCGATCCTGCGTGCAGGCTTCGGCAGACTCGAAAAGCAGAAGGACGAGAAGTTTGAGCAGAACTATTCCGGTGCTAAAAATGCCGGTATCCCTGTTGGTGCTTACTGGTACTCCTATGCGATGGACGAGGACGAGGCAAGACTGGAAGCGGATGTGTTCCTCAAGGTCATCAAGGGAAAGCAGTTCGAGATGCCTGTGTACTTCGATCTGGAAGAAAAAAAGCAGTTCGACCTCGGCAAGGAGAAGGTATCCGCAATCATGCGTGCATTTCTTGAAAAGGTCGAGAAAGCCGGTTACTTTGTCGGTCTGTACGGCTCAGCTTCTTCTCTCACCACGCACACTGCCGATGACATCAAGTCCCGCTACACGATCTGGCTGGCGCACTGGGTGGACAAGACCAATTACAGCGGCGCATACGGCATCTGGCAGTATTCCGAGAAGGGCAAGGTTGACGGTATCAACGGAAATGTCGATCTGGATATCTGCTATAAGGACTTCACGACTATCATCAAGGGCAAAGGGCTGAATGGTTGGGGCAAGGCAGAACCTACTCCCACGCCTGCGCCCGATAAGCCCGACACCACCGTGACCGCAACTATCAAGATTGGCGATGACACCTACAAGGGTACGCTCGTGAAAGCGTGATCCGCATGAGGGGCAGGGATGATTCTCTGCCCTTCTTTTTTTCATATACTGTAACCCTTTATCAACTGTGAGGAGGTATGCGATGACAGATCTACAAAAGCAACAAATAAATGAAATGCGTGAAAACGGAAGCACCTATGCGGATATCGCGGCTGTCTTATCCTTGCCGATCGGTACAATAAAATCATATTTCAGCCGAAATCCGTCAAGTAAAGCACCTGCCCTTGATGTTCCCCATGATATGCCAGAAATACCGTCAGGCTGCTGTAAACGCTGTGGACAGCCTCTCGTCAACACACCGGGGCATCGGCAGAAAACCTTCTGTTCTTCTGAATGTCAGCGTCTCTACTGGCATCAACATCCGGAGCTTATGAATCATACCGCTATCATTCAGAAACGCTGTCCTGCTTGCGGAAAGGAATTCTCTGATTATCGGGGACACAAGCGAAAATACTGCTCACACGCTTGTTATATTACTCACCGCTACGGAGGTGTATCATATGAATCAGAACGAACTGACCTATCTTGTGACGATGAAGCTGTTTCAAAAAATGCTTGAATGTGGACTCCTGACCGCAGAGGAATACAGCGTAATTGATACAAAGATGAAGGCAAAATACCAGCCTAAAATCGGCGTATTATTTACCGATATACCGCAGAAAATCGTTGACTAATCCCTGATAAGGCGGTAACATGGTAGCTGAAAGGAGGAGTGTCAAATGACCGAAAACTCGCCGGAAACCGCCCCGATCATCACAAAAATCGAGCCGGTAGTACCACTGATAAAGCCTCGCCTGAAAGTCGCTGCTTATGCCCGTGTGTCAAAGGAAACAGAACGCCTGATGCACTCGCTTTCAGCACAGGTAAGCTACTACAGCGACCTGATCCAGAAAAATCCTGAATGGGAATATGCAGGCGTTTATGCTGACAGCTTTATCAGCGGCACAAGCATGGACAATAGACCGGAATTGCAGCGGCTTTTATCAGACTGCGAAAAAGGACTCATCAACATTATTCTCTGCAAGAGCATCAGCCGCCTTGCCCGCAACACCGTGGATCTGCTGAATATTGTGCGGCATCTGAAAGAACTGGGCATTGAGATCCGTTTTGAAAAAGAGGGCGTCCACACGCTGTCAGCGGAGGGAGAAGTGATGATAACGCTTCTGGCAAGTTTCGCTGAACAGGAATCACGCTCCATTTCCGATAACTGCAAATGGGGCATCCGGAAACGCTTTCAGAAAGGAACGATCGGTACAGCGAACAAGCACATTCTCGGCTACCAATATGACGAACAGTTGCAGCGGTATGTGATTATCCCCGAAGAAGCAGAGTCCGTCCGCTATATGTTCAAATTATTTTTAGAGGGCTATTCTTATCAGCAGATAGCAGACAAACTGACTGCCGCAGGGATTCATACGATTCAGGGGAACAATTTTCAGGAAGGCTCCGTGCGGAATCACATTGTCAACGAGGTCTATGCTGGGGATATCCTTCGGCAGAAGTCTTTCACGCCCGATCCAATCAGCAAAGTGAAAGTACGCAACAACGGCGAACTGCCGCAGTACCTATACAGCGACTGCCATGAAGCAATCATCGACAGGGAAACCTACGCATTGGTACAGGAAGAACTGAAACGCCGCAATGCAATGATGAACCCAACCTATTATTTTACAGGGCTTATAAAGTGCGAATGCTGCGGAAACACCTATACACGCAAGAAAGCCAAGCAGCGCGGGCGCACCTATGTGCATTGGATTTGCCGGAGTAAAAAGGAAACAGGGCGCACTTGTAAAAGTGACAACTTTGCTGAAGATGAACTTATCAAGATATGCAGGGTTACAGTTGGCGCAGATTATGAGAACAGAATCAAAGCAATGTCTGTGGATGTGTCAGGTAATATTCATTTCACACTGAAAAACGGAGAGCGCAGAGTTTGGAACAACCTGCACTTGCATCCAGCCAAGCATCCGCATACTGTGACAGACGTTTTCCTCGGCAGAGTTATCTGCGGAAAATGCGGAACGGTCTACCACAGGTCGAATGGAAAGAACCGCTGGTGCTACTGGAAATGCTACGGCAAGCAGAAGCACATCTGCGATAATGTGAACTATACCGATTATCAGCTCAGAGTGATTACAAGCCACATCCTCGGAACATCGGATTTTGATGATGAGATGTTCAACAGAAGCATTGACCAGATCATTGTCTTGGACGATGCTTTGAAATTCATTTACAAAGACGGGAGTGAAAAGATATGGCACAAGCTATAGAAAAAACCGTAACCACAATTCCGCCGAGGCTCAGCCGGTTTACCGATTTGCCGCTGACGGCTACGGTCAAGCGAAAGGTCGCAGCCTATGCCCGTGTGTCTACCGACCACGAGGAACAGCAGAGTTCTTACGAGGCACAGGTGAATTATTACACCGAATATATCAAGAGTCGCACTGACTGGGAATTCGCCGGAATATTCGCAGATGAGGGCATTTCCGGATGCAGCATTAAGGGCAGACAGGGCTTTCAGGCGATGATCGAGGAGGCACTGAACGGTGGTATCAATCTTATTATCACAAAATCCGTATCCCGTTTCGCCCGCAACACTGTGGACAGCCTTTCTACGATTCGCAAGCTGAAGGAGTATAATGTGGAGTGCTACTTCGAGAAGGAGAACATTTGGACATTCGATTCAAAATGTGAGCTGATGCTTAGTATATTATCAAGTATCAGCCAGGAAGAATCCCGTTCCATTTCAGAGAATGTGACATGGGGACACAGGCGGCGCATGGCTGATGGTAAGGTTTCCGTTCCGTTCGGACGCTTCCTCGGCTACGACAGGGGCGAGCATGGCGAACTGATTGTCAATGAAAAGGAAGCGGCTGTAGTCCGTGAGATCTACAGGCTTTTCCTGTCAGGTTTAACGCCGCATGGCATTGGCAAAGAACTGACCGCACGCCATATCCTCACACCGGGCGGTAAGGTGAAATGGACTGCATCAACAGTCAAGAGTATACTGACAAATGAGAAATACAAGGGTGACGCTTTACTTCAAAAGACTTTCACGCCCGATTATCTCACCAAGAAAACGAAAAAGAATGACGGGCAGATTCCGCAGTATTATGTAGAAAACAGTCATCCTGCCATCGTTACCTCTGAGATGTATGATGCGGTACAAGCTGAGATGGAAAGACGGAATGCCTGCAAGAGTCGTTACAGTGGCGTAGATATTCTCGCATCAAAACTGATCTGCGGAGAGTGCGGCAGTTTCTACAGTCCGAAGGTATGGCACTCGACAGATCAGTACCGCAGAACCATTTATCAGTGTGGGCATAAGTACAAAGGCTGCAAATGCTCTACGCCGAACTTGACTGCGGAAGCTATCCACGCCGTATTTATTCGTGCATTCAATGAATTGATCACCAATAAAAACGAGATCATCAGAAATCTTCGGGAATCAATCGATCTTGCATCCGATATGACAGAGCTTGAATCACAGCGTGATTCTGCTAATAACGAGGTGCTGTTCTTGGCGGATATTGTTCAGAAGCTGATCGCTGAAAACGCTCGAATCCCGCAGGATCAGAACGAGTACAATAAAAAGTACAGCACGGCGATGGAGCGATATGAAGCTACAAAAGCGGCTTATGACAACATTATCGCTCAGATAGCCGAGAAAAACAAGCGCGTTCAGAGAATGCAGACTTTTATCAAAAATGTGCAGGAACTTGGTGTAATTACTGAGTTTGATGAAGAACTGTGGGGTGTGCTGGTCGAAAGCGTGACTGTTTACAGCAAGGATGATATACGGGTAGAGTTCAGAAACTGAATGGCTACAACTGAATATAGAAAAATGGGGCTGTGGCTGCCTGAGTGATACACTTCGGCAGTTGCAGCCCCATTTTTTGTTTTGTAAGTGAGGAGGGTTGCGTCCGGTTGCAACCCTTAATGCAACCATTGCAACCCTGATGCAACCCCAGATGCAACCATTGCAACCATCATGCAACCCTCTGATTCTCGAAAAGTCCGATTTTACGGCATTTTCGATGTTCAGCGATTTGCAACGATTATTCCCGCATGGCTTTCATTTGAAAGTGGTTGCATTTTGACGCAACCGAATGCAACCATTTGCAACCCTGACGCAACCCTCGACCTCTGAAAATGCAACCCTTTCGTTACAGAACGGGAATTGTATCAACGACAGCGTTTAGGTGGATGACGGCTACAGCGGTACGAACTTCAACAGACCAGCATTTCAGCAACTGCTCAATGACATACATGCAGGAAAAATCAACCTTGTGATTGTGAAAGACCTGTCCCGATTTGGTCGAAACTATGTGGAAGTCGGTTTGCAGGTAGAGCATTTCAAGGAACAGAACGTCCGGTTCATTGCAGCGGATGACCACTATGATTCCACAATCAATGAAGATGATCTGATGTTCCCCATGCGGAATGTGATGAACGAAATGTACGCTCGTGACGTGTCAAAGAAAACAAAGGCTGCCAAGAAAGCCAAAGCAAAAGCTGGGCAGTTCATGGGTTCTAAGCCGCCGTTCGGTTACAAGCTTGACCCCAATGACAGACATCATCTTGTTATTGACGAGCCTGCAGCAGAGGTTGTCAGACGCATTTTCCGGCTGACTGCGGAGGGCATCGGATACAACAAGATCGCAAAAATCTTCCGTGCGGAAAAGGTGCTCAACCCCATTGCCTACTTCAACCAGAACAATCCCGACTACTTCAAATCCGATTACTGGCGAAAGGAATTTGACTGGCATGTCACCTCCGTCCGTGTGATTCTGAACAATGAAGTCTACCTCGGCAGGCTGGTGTATGGCAAGCAGAGAGCGAAGTCCATGAAAAGCAAGCAGGTGGTGAAGTGTCCGAGGGAGGACTGGATTGTGGTGGAACACTGCCATGAGCCAATCATCACTCAGGAACTGTGGGACACGGTACACAAGATCATGAACGCAAAACACCGCCCTGCCAAGACAGGCGAAGTGCAGATGTTCGCAGGGCTTCTGTACTGTGCGGACTGCGGTCACGCCCTCACCTACTCACAGAAAAAGCGAAAGGACGGCACTTATCATGGGGCATATTCCTGCTGGATGTACAAGACCCATGGCAAGGAATACTGTGCGTCCCATTATATCCGCTACGATACGGTGTACGATCTTGTGCTGATCGACTTGCGGAGTGTGCTTTGGAATTATCGCCATAATAAGAAGCAGTTCAAGGCATTTCTGGAGAGAAAGTTCCAGACGGATTCTGCAAAAGAAGCGAAGAAACTGCAAGCCGAGTATGAGAAAAGGCAGAGCCGTTTCGAGGATATCGACAAGATTCTGTGTAAGCTGTATGAGGACAGTGCATTGGAGAGAATTCCAGAAAGCCGTTATGAAGCGATATCCGCACAGTATGAATCTGAGCAGAGGGAAATCAAGGAAGCACTCCCCGATCTGCGACAGCGGATGGAACAGCTGAAAGCGGAGAGCGATGCAACGGACAAGTTCGTGAATCTCATCAAGAAATACACTGTTATAGACAAGCTTGATGCTTCAATCCTCAACGAGCTGATTGACAAAATCGTGGTGCACCACAAGGAAATAGCGGAGGACGGCAGAGTATTTCAGCAGGTGGAGATTTACTATCGCTTCATCGGCAAACTGGAGCACGCCGCAGAATCGGAGAAAGCGGCGTAGAATCGGGGTGAATGCCCCATTTATTAAAACGAATCAAACGTCACTTTATAAACAACGCATGGTCGCAGGTTCGAATCCTGTCACAAGCTCCAGCGCAGCGTCTGCGCTGTTGGACGCATTTGAAAGTCTCCCTTTTTGGGAGACTTTCTTTTTTTGCGGAACGGTGCGGTTTATCGCATGATTCCTTTGCTCGCAAGCGGAATCATCGCTATTGGTGGTTTTTTAAACCGAAAGTCATTTGATCTAAATCAGTTCACCTTTACAATGGCAACCCCCCTAAGGATAGACATCCTTTGCGGTTTTTGTATCTTTGCGAACCATTACCCAATCACTTTTTCCTGAACCTGCCAGGTGTCACCCCATATTTTTTCTTAAAGGAACGGTTGAAATACGACAGATTCTCAAAACCACATGCAGTAGCAATGTCCAGAATATTTGTGTCGGCTGCGAGGAGCATCCGTGCGGCAATCTCCAAACGAAAATCATTGAGATAAGCAATAAATCCCATTCCCATGCTTTCCTTGAAAAACTTCATAAAATAGGATTTACTGTAAAAGCAAACGCCTGCCATCTCCTCTATGGTGATCGGTTCAGCATAATGCAACTCAACATAAGAAAGTATTGTTTTAAGCTTCGCCAGATGCTTCTGCGGCGGTCTGCTGCCGGATGTTCTGCACTGCGAATGCATATGGTACAGCAGCAGATACAGATGCCCCTTGACTGCAAGCTGGTATCCTGTTGGTTTGGTATCACAAAGTCGGTCAATCTGTCCGATTGCTTCTGCAATTTCCCGATATACCGCATGTTCCGGTCCAATTACAGTCGGTATATCGACATTGGCA